TTCCTCTTCTTCGTCCTCTTCATCTTCTTCGTCCTGCTCCACAGGGGCATCTGAGGTGGTTGCCTCAATCTCAGGGATGTTAGGGGTCTCAGCCTCCTTGATGTCAAGGTTGGCCTTGATGAGGTTTAACCCGTCGGTAAGGTCTAGCGCCTTTACCGCAAAGTTCGAGCACTCGCTCAAAGACTTTAGGGAGATTGGGTCTTCGTCGTCCCACAGGATGAAAGCACTTGACTTACCATCTGCAATGAACTTGACCGCCTCTTTGATTGGGTCTGATGACAGCTCAAACGTCGCTGGCATCAGTCCGCTAAAACTAGCGTCTGAATGAGCGAAGATGATTGTGTCTTTGTTCTTGTCTTTGGCAAGTTGAGATGCAAACACTTGACCTTGACTTGGGGTGTTCTCAAACGCTAGCACCAAAACTATCTCTGGGCCTTTTGCGTAAAAGTAGTCTTCCATAAGCGCCTCTAGATTGGCGCGGCTGGTAATTCCGTTACCAGTTACTAGCACATACTGTCTGTCCATTGGACCTCCTTGTTAGGGGAGGCTTACCTTAGCACAGGTTATTAACTGGCTATCAAGTGTTGGGTTGTGCCAAGTAAAACGCGACTGTAGTTCCTAGCAAGAGCTGGTTAGTAAAGTTCTCACCGTTGAGCCTATCTTGGACAACAGCGACGTTTTTGTAAAAATGGCTACGAGCAGCGTTTGCTACTCCGCCTTCCCACGTAAAGTCCGTGCTATCTCCAGGCCCTCCGTTACCGTCAAAATAGGCGTCAAGGTCGTGGTAATTCTCAAATAGTGCTGAGTCGAATATAACTGTATGTCCAGTTGCGGTGGTTACTGTAACCCCTACAGACGCGTAAGCGGCGTTGGATGGGGCTAGCGCTGTTACGTATGGTCGGTCCCAGGACGTTGTGCCAGCTAGGTTTACAATGTTAGCCGTAGCGCCATTTACAGCTGAACCTATTAGGGTGTGGGTTGAGTCGTACCACTTAACAAACGGAGTAACTGTGTCAGCTGTGCTTGAGCCTTGAACGTATACGCTGAATGTGTATTCAGTGGATGGGTAGTAAATGCCCATCAACTGAGACGTTGTTGAGTTGTCCCAAGAGTTCAAAGTAATGGTTGAGCCAGTAGCAGTTAAGTTAAGTGAGTTGCTTGCAATGTAGACTTTTCCAGTAACGGCAGTCCTTGATAACGAGCCCGCATAAGCAAATTGAATGTATGAAGACGCAGCAGATGTTGCGGAGCCCCATGCTGTTACTGTGTAAACGCCATTGGTAATACCTGTTACTCCAGATACATATACCGTGTCGCCAATCTTAAAATCGTTAGTAACAACAGTCTCTAGTTTTGCAGTTCCGCCTGAAAGTGTTAAGTAGTTAGTGTTATATACAGTAACACCAGGTTGTTGAGACGCTGTTGATACGACTTGGGTAGCCCCTGTAGGAACCCAAGGTGCAGCACTTGTACTTCCAGCAAAATGTGGGTTCAGCAACTCATTAATTCGGTTAGCGCGAAGTGTGATGTGTAGCTGCCGTGCTTCATCAAAGGCAGTCAATGTAGCTGACTGCTCAAATTGTGCGCAATCAAAGTAATGCCACTCGTTGCTTGCTGAACCAGCCGAAGATGCAATAGATAGCGTTGGAATCGCATAATATGCGGTAGATGGAGCTGTTTTGTTAGATACTGAGATTCTTGTAGAAAACGCTCCAGTTGTATTGGCTGTTCCAGTTCCAGTAGAAGATGATAAGAAGTTACCAAAGCGGTCATACCAATTAATGCCTGCTGTAATAGTTCTGGTAGTAGAGCCTGCTACTGAATACACGCTAAAGCTGTAAACCAATCCAGCGGTTACTGGAATAGACTTAGATATGTTGGCGACGCTGTTATACGTCCCACACTGAAACGCCACCGTCCCTGAGGATGTGCTGGCGTTCTTTACGGCCAAAATTCCCTTTTGCTTGTTTGGGTACTTAGTAAGGGCCGTTGGTTCGTTGTAAGGGGCAGGTGATGTTGAAACTACTGGGTAAGACTGCGTAATCACATTATAGGCATTTACAGTAGGTACGTTAGCGCCTGTAAGAGCAAATGAGATTGTATTAGCGCCAATCGCGGTAATGGCTACTCCAGTCACATTAAATAACCCATACTGTGAGCCCGTAATAGTTACTTTGTTGCCTACTTGGAAAGAGTGAGAGCCGATAGTAAGTGTGGCTACGTTGCTGGTAAGAGCCATTGAAGAAATGGTCTTTTGCTTTAAGCAGTAGAGGGAAGCGCTAGAGTCGTGAGACGCCCAGTGACCAATAGACTCCTCAAACGATGAGTCATTGTAGTCAAGCATCAAGTTGTGGCCTACCACCAACCCTGTAGTCCCAGGATTAGGTGCGGTAGATATTCCTGGGAGTGCGTAACCCGTAAAGGCTTTAATGAACTCCTTTAGACCGTCCGACGAACCTTTGCTTTGGTTAAGGAGCACAGAGTCTCTTAGGAGAATACGAGCCTGCTGGTACCCCATTTGAGGCTCATACTTTAACCCAAACTGTTGTAGAACAGCTGGAAGTAGAGAGCCACCGATTTTCTGGGTGTCATAGCGGTTGACCAAAAGATTTGTATATGTATGAGAAAGGCTAAGCTGAAATCCAAATAGTGACAAGAAGTTGTACAGGTCAGTGTTTTTATCATCGCTAACCGGACCACCCAGGCTGCTTAATTTATGAACGCTTGGAAGAGAGTTATATAGCAGGTCGGTATAACCGTAGTCGTTAGCAGATACAGTTGAAGCATCTCCTACACGTACCCATTTACGAGATGCGCTTTGTAGTACAAACAGTGAGTAGTAGTAAAAAGAGCCAAAGCCTAGTCCTACATTATCGTCAAATGTTGTTGGGTCAGTCTCTTTAAAAGCGACAAAATTACCGTCGTTTTTAATGTCTAAGGCCGTACCATCAAAGGCGTTTACAGGGTATCCATATGAGTTACGGACTAACTTAATCTTAGACCAATCACCGTAAGGGCTGTTCCATGTTAGGTTGATATACCCATAGTTTTCAGCTCTTGCTTTAAAATTGGTCGCGACAAAGCTCACTACGTTATCAGGACCGTAGTAAGAAAGGTCGTAGTAGTTAATTCCGTAGCGTGACATTAGTTAGCGATACCTCCGGAGAATGAAACAGATAGCGCGGTTGAGTCAAGTGCAGGGATTTCATTTGCCTGACACACGATGTCTTTTACAGTTAGTACTGTTGCGGAACCAGATGCTGAGGTAGAGCTGACATCTGTGTAGATGTTGGAGTAACTAATCGTGTTTGAGCCAACGGCTGTTACAACGTACGTTCCGTCAAAATCCCCGTGCCCAGTACCAACGCCGCTTACTAGGATTGTCTGACCTACAGTTATATTGTGAGTGGTAGATGTTGTAATAGTAGCCACATTGCTTGTAAGAGCCTTATTGTTGATTGTAAAGGTTTGGTCTTGGTCTTTGCGGACAAGTTTTTGGATTTGAGCAAAGGCAACACCGTCAACAGAGCTGATTGCAGATAGCACGTCATGGAGATAAATCTTGTCCTGGAACGTAACGTTATCAAACGCAAATAGGTTTGAGATTGCCGTCAAAACCGCAGTTTGAGTTAGGCTTTGTTTAAACTGCGGGAGAATGGTTACGCTACAGGTAAGGTATACGTTTGCGTATGAAGGTGGCTGTAGGGTCACAGTCGTATTAGCGGGGACCTTATCCGTCAAGTAGGTTGTGATAGTTGGTACCAAGTTATTCCAGACAGTTGTTGGTGTGACCCCATCAACCTGCACACCTGAATCACCGTAAGGAGCAAAGTAAACGGTAACGCTGCTGTATACGTCTGCAATAGCTGATGCCTTAGACGCTCCAGCGGCCTTAACAAGGGCAGCATAGTCCGACAAAGACACGGCTCGGTTAAGTGCGCGGAAACTCAAAGGAGCATTGATACGAATAGAATCCGTGCTCTCCTCATCTACGCCCCCCGTAGCCGCTCCGCTATCTGTAGGGGAAACATAAGAGTTGCTTACCGACAGATTGGCTTGGTTATTAGTCAGGATAGACTTGATGCTACTAGCGGGGACGTTGCCTACAATTCCGCCACCTACACGGTATGTAGCGTAGATAACTTGGTTATTGGTAGGGACGCGTCCACTGATGTTGTCACCAAACAGGATGTAAGACACGCCGCTAGCGTCTGTGTATAGGGAGAAAACAGCATCGTTATTTGAGTAGTCAATAAGGTATGGGACTTGAGTGTAGTTAGTGGTCCCTACAACAACAGAGACGCTGTTTGCGATAACGGAGTTCTTAGCGAGTTTGTAGACCTGGTTTACCTGACCATTACTTGTGCCAACTACTTCGCTCGATACAGTAACGCCTTGAGTGGCGCTAACCGTGGCACTTGAGCTAGCTGAAACTGTTAAATCTGTGTCAGTCTCAAATACAATTTGAGTGGTGGTGTTATTAGAAACTACAGAGGTAGCCACTTGTGTTTTAGCCGGTACGGTAAGGCTGGTGCCGCCGCTATTACTAAAGGTAAG